TATAAAAATGATACTCTTCATCATCCTTCTCATCGCCGATCTCTATCTTCTCAGTCAGACGGGGAAAAAGAAAGTAATCAATGAAAAGGTTAATACTATTAAGAAGTGGACTGTTTACGGGACAATGACCTGTGAATGGACTCGTAAACAATTGGAATACTTAAATAAAACGAAAAGACATTACCTCTTCATCAACTGTAATGAAGAATCGTGTGAGGATATAGCTGGATTCCCTTATATGATCCATCCTAATGGCGAGACCAGTATCGGATATACCGAGTTTTAAAGGCCACGGATAGCACTGAGAGCTACGGAGAGGAAGAAGGCATCACCGAGTGTGCTGATAGGTCGTAGGACGGAGATGTGCTTCGCGAGGGAGCGGTTCCACAGTACACGGATGAGGAAGGTGCTGATGAGAAGTGTCAAAAGAAATAACAAAAATTCCCTGAGTGCGTCAGTGCGAGTCTCGGACATGGCCATTTCCTTGATGTGGTTCGTCATTTATTACATGTTAATATTTTTTTCTACACAGACTGTAAGATGAGTGGACTCCCCTTGAGTGGTTCGGAGCCTCGGTACACTAACCGACGATGGTCGAGTAAGACTGGTGTCACGAGTAATAATTGTTACGCATACGCTGTAGGTGACTACGAAGCGTATCGTTGGCAAAAATCCATCCCTGGGGATCGTTCTGGTTTAGCAAATGGAAAACACAACTACACCACGTGTAAAAATTTACCTAAGAGGGTTGTTTCTGATAATCCCAAGAAGGTGTACATTGCCAAGGCTAACGAAAAATGCAAAAAGGGGTACTACAAGGTCATGATGTTTGTTTCACCTGGGAGACCTACAAATTATATTCGACATGGGGATTTTCATTTTTATAAACAACATGGTGTTGTTGAATATAAAATTAAAAGTGGTGACACTGTCAACTCTGTAGCGAACTTCTTTAAAGTTCCTATTTCAAAAATCAATAAAGCTGGTAAATTTGAATTAGGGAAGCGTATTGTATTTAGGGCAAATGTTTTCAGTCATAAACGTGGGTGGGCGACAGGTCCCCTACTGACGGATGCCAAGGGTAAGTTGATAAAGGATCCTCGCAAAGCGTCACGGGATTATACATCCCTAAATTACAAGTTGTACTGCAGTTCATTCTGCGTCAAGAATAGAGGGATCAAAGTCGGCAAGACCCACCCCAAGATCGTTAAGAATACTGTCTAAATCCAATTGATTCTGGACATCGAAGTTAATATCGAATAAATCGAGAATGTCAAATACAGACTCACCCATCAATGACACAGAGTTAGATACTGCTGTGTGATTGTTCTGTATTGACACAACAACCTTAAATTGATTAACATCGAAAATTTTCCGACATACTGGGCACGTATTCTTACCTTTATTTTTCCACCCTTGTAGACAGTGGGAATGAAATATATGTCCGCATCGGATTGGGGGGTTCGATCTCGTTGATCGGACTTCCCCCAGACATATAGAGCATGTTGGCATTCTACAGTAGTGTGTATAAAGTTTTTTCCGTGATTTAGCTCACGTAATTTAGTAAATTTTGGATGTATCAACCATGGGCTTGTTGCAGTTGGTGCATGGGCCCACACCTTGGGTATCCGATCGAATCTTGTCAAAGAGTTCGGGTCCCGACTTCTGGAGAAGTTGCCTGTAGGAGTAGTTGTCTTCGTAAGTGATATTGTTCTGCTTCATAACATAGTTGTTAAACAATTGGGCTGAGGAGTTAACAGTGAAACACCGTCCGTCCGCCATTCCAAGTCGCTGCGACATATTGTTACTATAAAATTAGAAATTAATTTGCCTATTCGTAATCGTCTGTACCCAAGATTTGAAACCTTTTTCTCTGAGAAGTTTAACGAATGGATCGCATCGGTACCCAAGGTAAATGTCAAAAACATCCGTTTCCTGTGTCCGGGACACCCGGATAGACTCATTTTCGTTGATGTGTTGATTGATAATATTGTAGGCAAATGCAATCTCTTTGAGGGTTTCAGCCCCAGTAATGATAATTTTACCAGTACTGAAAATACTGCAAGTGATTTCTTTCATATCATTCGCGGGTTTGAACTTGATTTTAACAGCGGAATAGCGATCAGGTTCGAATGAAACCTTGAAAATGTCACTATACTCTTCAAACCATTCAGATACTTTCATCAGATTGACGTTGTAATTCAAACTGAAATTGGAGTTGATCATCACGACACGAAATGAGTCGTCTGGGATATGATGTTCAATGTCCAGAAAGGTCTTGAAAATGTAGGTAAGTTGGGTGATGACACGTTTACAGTCAAATATATCACAGCACCCGGCAACTTGAATACTCCCATTTGGAAACACCTTCACAGACTTGGTACTGTAGGTGTCGTGGTAGGTAAGGGTGACCTGGTTGTAGAATGTTGTCGGTTTCAATTTCCATTGAAACCCCCCGTCGTTGTTAGTGCCGCATCGTCTCATTGTATAAGAACCGAGATCCTCAAATATTGCACGAAGTCGTTTGATATCAATCTGCTGCACAAACCGTGAAATCATGGTGATAGTTGTAATCTTGATCCACGACGGCTTGAGTTCTGCGGGTAGAGCTTCACGGAAATCATCGAGCGTCAATAGGTAGGAAAAGCTGTTATTTGCAATCGATGAATACATTGCTGTGATCCAGTTCGTATATAAGCATACTTATCAACATGATAATCGACTACTTAGGTGTTTAAAGAAGAAATTGGTATTATAAAGAATGGCGACCGCTTTTTTGAAGAGTGCACTTTCTGTTTATGACGTAGAATCTAAGGTGTCTTACGTTGAAATCGTATATGATCGTTACATTAAGAAGGGGAAGTGCTACGAAACCTACGTTGATTACATCTCTACTGAACCCAGTGGTGATTGGCAACAAATCAAGTCCCACAAGAGAACGATCTCTTATGTCAAGTTTTTGGACACGATGGTGAAAAAGACGGTAGAGGTTCAACAAAAGATAGCTGAACTCACACTCGAGAATTTCTTATTGAGTGACTATGAGACCAATACCTACGTCCGTGTCGCGCATTCTAGCAAAATTTTGGATCCTACATTCCAGCCACCGATTATTAATATGAACAGTGCTTGGCAAGTAGATGTTATCAAGAAATTTTGTAAAAAACATCTTCAAGATGTTATTCAAGAGTGTACTGACCTCAGTCGTCTAGAATACTTCTCTAGCGTCCTGAATATAATACAATCAGGAGTATGAATAGTAAAATGAGGAAAACCCCAAAATAAGGCGTTCGCTTTTGTTTAGCAACCCCAACCTTCACTGTTTTCTTTTTTGATGGGCATGTGAATCCCGTATCTATATTTCTTTTGGGGTGCAGGGTACCCTCACCAATAGTGGGTTTAATTTGCTCTCCACATAGTCCGAAATCACAAAATACACTTTTTTGGTCTTCAGTGATCGGGCTACATACACCAGTTTTTAACTCTGAAAATTCTTCAAAATCACCAGTCTGTCTCACACCCCCTGGAAGGGAGAAACCGTGTGTGACAAACGGGTTCACCTTATTGATCGCATCTTCATCGTTGAGCATATGGGAACTCATAATTAATATTAGTTCAGATTATATTTTTTACTCTTCATTTTAGTTCGATGTTCACACCACATCTGATCCAAATCTACATTTAGCATGTGGGCTAACTGAAAAAGATAACTAAATACATCCCCCATTTCCATCATCACATCTGTACCCCTCTCCTTCTTCAAGTTCATCTTTTTGAATGTTCTCTTATATTGACGAATAGCTGAGGCCAATTCACCAAACTCCTCAGTGAGAAGAAGCCATACTGTATCCACGTTTGCTCGATCCCACCCTTTCTGTTTACATACCTTCTCAGTCTCAGTTTTGTAGTAGTTCAGGCTCATACTTATACTACAAGGGTTTCGTAACTTTATACTAGTTGATACCTATTTTGTTATTTGGACCAAGTTTATTACCAACGGTACTGGTATTTACAGCCCTATCCATAATTGTACGAGTTGTATCAATTTCCTTCGTGTACGCCATATATTGAGAGACACCGGTCTGGATCTGCTTCAGGGCCGTCTCAATCACGCGCTCGTTCATGTACTTAACCTGCTTTTTGACTTGGACGCTATGGTCACCCGAGTTGTTAATGAAAACGACCCGCATGATACTGTACAAATCATCGGGGTTCTGGTAGTCGATGGCGATACCACTTCGATTCTTAAAGGCCTGGCGAATTCCACGCTGAAGAAGATCGATGTTAAACTCTGAAAAAAAGAGGGAGTTCAGCGGAGTCTTAGTCTGTTTCATAGAATTGAGATGAAGATTGTCACCCATTTAATATACTCGCCGAAAAAAATTATATGTAAATAGTAAATGCTGAACACTACTGAGTTCTCTGACTTCGATCAAGCGTATGCCCAGCACCCCACTTTAGGTAAGGAGGCCGAGATTAGCTGTAAATCCCCAGAATGTTTCGTGGGATCTTATGCCCCAGTTGCCAAGGCTGGTGAGACTGGGCCCTTCTTCGTGAACACGTACCTTCTTCAACCCAACCGTAAGCTCGAAGTGGCCGGGTCGGTCTCTGTCCGGAGTAGGGATCTTGGTAAAGATCTGAAATGTAATAAGTAAGTTAAAAATAAAAATTTAACAGTATGTATATGAAAGTAATTAAACGCTCAGGTCGTATTGAGGATATGAAATTTGACAATGTCACCAATAGGATCAAGAATTTAACCAATGAACTCTCTAACAATTGCGATTCATCTAAGGTAGCCCAACAGGTTTTTTCGTCCATGTATGATAACATTACCACCCAAGAAATCGACATACTTTCAGCTGAAATCTGTGTCGGTATGATCACCTCCGACCCAGATTATGAAGTCCTGGCTACACGTATCATTGCCAGTAACATTCAAAAGGTATGCCCCAACAATTTCCATCTCGCCATGAGGAAGCTCCATAAAGCTGGTGTTATCACAGACGAGGTTGTGGAAGTTGCCCAGCAGGTAAAAGATATACTTAAACCCGACCGAGACTTTGATTTCGGTTATTTTGGGCTGAAAACCTTAGAAAAGAGTTATTTACAAAGGGTTGAGGGTAAACTCGTTGAAACCCCCCAATACCTGTTTATGAGGGTTTCTATCGGTATTCACGGTAAAGATATCCCATCGGTTATGGATACCTATGACAAAATGTCACAAGGGTTTTTCATCCACGCCACACCAACACTTTTCAATGCTGGTACACCCCGCCCCCAAATGTCCTCTTGTTTCCTGATCGCCAACAAGGAAGATTCCATCGATGGTATTTACGGTACCCTAACGGAGTGTGCACAAATCAGTAAATGGGCGGGTGGTATCGGTATGCACGTCCACAACGTTCGTTCAAACAAGTCTCGTATCAGGGGTACAAACGGTCAGTCGGATGGTATCATTCCAATGCTGAGGGTTTTCAATGCCACAGCTCGTTATGTAAACCAGGCTGGTCGTCGCAAGGGGTCTATCGCCGTGTATATTGAGCCTTGGCACGCAGACATTTTGGATTTTCTCGAAATTCGTCTTAACCAAGGTGACGAGGAAGCGCGCTGCAGGGATCTCTTTTCGGGTCTCTGGATCCCCGATTTATTCATGAAGAGGGTTGAGGAGGGTGGGGATTGGTCCCTATTCTGCCCAGATAGGGCCCCTGGTCTATCCGATTGTTACGGTGAAGAGTTTGAGAAACTCTACACGGAGTATGAAAAGGATGGTCGGGCCAACGCTACCATTCCCGCGACTGATTTATGGAAGGCCATCCTGAAGAGTCAAACGGAGACTGGGACTCCTTACATGCTCTACAAAGATGCGTGTAACGAAAAGAGTAACCAGAAGAACTTGGGTGTGATTAAGAGTTCTAACCTGTGCACAGAGATCATTGAGTATACGGATAAGGATGAAACCTCGGTGTGTAACCTGGCTTCAATCGCCCTCCCAAAGTATGTAAATAGGGAGGCAAAGACATTCGACTTTGACAAACTACACGAAGTGACAAAAATTGTGACCAAAAACCTGAATCGAGTTATCGATCGAAACTTCTACCCAGTGGAGACAGCCAAGCGCTCCAATATGAGACATCGCCCGATCGGTCTCGGTGTCCAAGGTCTCGCGGATGTGTTTATTTTGTGTGGTCTCGCATTCGATTCCGAAGAGGCACGTTTACTAAACGCCCAAATCTTCGAGACTATGTACCACGCCTCCCTCGAATCGAGTTCTGAACTGGCCCAAGTGGATGGTTCGTATGAAACCTTTGAGGGTTCACCCGCGTCCCAAGGTATTCTTCAACCCCAGATGTGGAGTGGTGAAGCAAAATACCCATACAGATATGATTGGGTTGAAATGTCGGCGCGTATCAAGAAGGATGGTCTACGTAACAGTCTTCTGATGGCACCTATGCCAACAGCCTCAACAGCCCAAATTTTGGGTAACAATGAGTGTTTCGAACCCTACACGACTAATATCTACTTGAGACGCACCCTCGCGGGAGAATTTGTTGTGGTGAACAAACATCTCGTCGACGATCTAAAAAAGGTGGGACTTTGGTCAAAGGAAATGAAGGATATCATGGTGAAAGCTGGTGGGTCAATTCAGAATATTGTAGACATCCCAGATGACATCAAGCAGCTGTATAAAACCGTATGGGAAATCAGTCAGAAGTGTATAATCGATATGGCGGCCGATAGGGGGAGGTTTATCGATCAGTCACAATCTATGAATCTCTTCATCGAAAGCCCTACCCTATCAAAGCTTTCGTCTATGCATATGTACGCATGGAAGTCGGGTCTCAAAACTGGAATGTATTATCTACGCTCAAAGGCTAAAGCCCGCCCCATCCAATTTAGTTTAGAACCAGATTGTGTCGCGTGTTCAGCTTAAAGTTTTAGTACTAATGTACAAATAGATACGACATGGCAAAAATAAATGAAGCAATCAGTAACCTCGAAATCGCCGAATATAACAACAGAAAGATTGTGTTGTCCACTAAGCACGGTACACCCCTGCGTATTCAGTTTCCGAGATTATATATGCCTTTCGGTGTATCCGGTTTCACACCCGAAGTGGGTTTGACCAAATACAATATCGACTTTGCCCTAAAGGGGTGTGATGAAGAAGAGAGTTACATTAAAAAATTTTACGATGGAATTCGGGAAATCGAGGGTAAGATCATTGACGATGTGGTTCGTCAAAGTGATAAGATTTTCGGAAGTCCTATGACTAAGGAGGAATTGATGCCTATGTTTAATTCAAACATCAAAGAGTCCCCAGATAGGGAACCAAAATTTAGGGTCAAGGTTGACACAGATCATCAAGGACTTATTAAGGCGGGTGTTTACAACTCTGATAAACTTCCCATTAAGAGTGAGGTTCATAACGGTCTCTATTCAAGAAATTCGGGTCATGCTATTGCTGAACTGAATAGTGTGTATTTCTTGAACAAGAAGTTCGGATGTACTTGGAAACTTCACCAGCTCGTTGTGTATGAGCCGCAAAATCTAAAGGGGTTCCAGTTTATCATTTAAAAACGGAGATTTTGGGGGAGGGTACCCTGACCTCCCACAGGTGAAACCATACCGGAACCAACCTGGTTCATAAACGCCGCGTTTGGTTTGTAATTGCGCATACCATTGGGCATGTTCACGTAAGCACCTCCATTGGGTCCTTGCATGATACGTCGCCCAGAGTTATCCATATAGTTCATTGGCATTTCCTCACCATATTGTAAGCCATTCCCTTGGGCCTCTATACGAGCCTTCTCAAGGGCTTGGTTGTGAGCTTGTTGAGCCATGTTCATAGCTTGTCGGTGCGCTTTCTTGGCCATATTGCGACCCTTCTCGATGGCGGCAAGTGCCTGAGTCGTCGTATTCTCAGCCATCTTGCGACCATCAGCTTGCACCTTATTAGCTATCGCTTTACCCTTTTGATTGGCTCGTCCATTAGTTATCTTATTTTTGTTACCATTCACTTTGTTGGGTGACACCGCGCCAGCACCATTGGTTGTCGCGTTGTTTCCTTTAGCTATGGCAGCCAAACCAGTGGCGGCACCCTTCGCCTTGTTAGCCAAACCGGGAGCGGCAGCCTTCGCCTTGTTAACCATACCCTTCGCTTGGGCAGCCAAACCGGGGGCGGCAGCCTTTGCTTTGTTAGCCACAGCCTTCGCTTGGGCCTTCGCTTGGGCGAGTAGCCCGGGACCTTGTGCCTTGACCTTATTAGCCGCGGCCTTCGCCTTCGCTTGTATTTGAGCCATCATACCGGGTCCTTGGGCTTTGGCCTTCGCAGCTAAAGCTTGTCCTTGAGACTGTGCTTTCTTTGCCATGGCAGCACCCTGTGACTTCATCTTGTTCATAAAAGATCCGCCCGCAGATTTAGTTTTCTTGGCTGGGGCCATTTAGTATTTACTGATATTTTTTTTATTACAAACTATTTTTTAGTCGCCTTGGATTTCACTCGGCGTTTGGGCTTGGTCAATAAAATATGATAAATACCCTGAGCTTCCTTGAGAAGTTTTCCCTGGATTCTCATAAATTTGGATCTATCGACATTTAACCGCTCTTTCGCCTTACGGACAGAATAATTCCATAACTCTACAGTCATTCTTATTTAGTACCTAGATTTTTTACGCTACCATCTTTTCGTACGCCTTGGTCCCAGCCTTGGGAACCCTGTGGAAGCTACCATCCTTGGACTTCTTCTTCGCCAAATCGACGAAAGCCTTGAACGCGGTCTTCTTGTAGGACTTCTTGGAAGCCTTACTCGCCGCCTTGGAGATGATCCTACCATCCTTCATCTTGAGGTCTTTCTTGGTGAGACCACCACTCGTTTGTTTAGCATTGCCATGGAATACTTCAGCGCGGGAACCAACAGTCATTTATCTTACGCTCTGAAAATTTTTTTGATGTCCAATATAGATATTTTGTCTGTAGTTCTGTTCACTGGGATTTGTGTCTTCACGCGCTCATCATTCAGCACCTGTGAACACACAACAGATTTATGCCCCTGGAGAGCCATCATCTCTTCCTCCACACTGACAAAACGCGGACATTCTTTGTAAACTAGCTTTTTAACATACACCTGGTGATGTTGTCCTGTGCGATGACTCCGACCAATCGCTTGGAGTTCAGTGGCAGGATTCCATGAGGGGGCTGTGATATATACACGCGTTGCCTCCTGAAGATTGAGACCTTGGCCACCACTTTTGATCTGGATGATGAAAACAGCCCCACTCGAAAATTGTTTGAAAGAGTTGATCTGCCTGACCCTCTCATCCTTGGGTACAGACCCGTCGATTCGGAATACGGGACATTTCATCCGCGACTGAATGTAATTCATTTCACCACGGAATTGACAGAATACCAAACTCTTTTCAGTGGGGTGCTCATCAATCAAACGAATGAGGGTTTCCATTTTATTGGAGACACCCTCCCACTTCGTGGGTACAACTCCATTCTTTGAAGCCACCCCATCGAGATACATCTGTGGCCAAATCATACACTGCCTCGCACGAAGAAGACACTCCAAAATTATCATGTTCTTGGAATTGAGACTTTGGGCATTTTTGAAAGCATCTTTAATCACACCCTGTGCTTCCAGAAAGACAAACTCATAGAGGGCCTTTTCATCTGGAAACATATCAAGCTCGACATTTTCAAAGTGACAGTCGGGTAATCGCAAACGCTCACTGATTTTTGCCAAATCATCCTTCGTTCGTCGAAGAATGTAGATATCCTTGATATCCTTGGTCATCGCCTGAACACTAGACTTTTCAAAACCAAAGAATACACACAGGGACACAAAGTCATTCATTGAATTGAATACAGGGGTACCTGTGACAACCCACTTGATGTCGGATTTCAAACGACACACACTCTTATAGAGTTTTGAACTTTTATTTCTGATTTCATGAGCCTCATCTAGAATGATGCGGTCCCATTTGACATAGTGTAGGGGGGTGACACCTCCATTCTCAGCACCCTTGACGGTGATGACAGTGTACGGTGCAATGGTAATATCACAAGTGTGATCAATTTTGCGTGCAGATCCATCGAAAATATTCACCTTGAGATCGGGTGCAAATTTTACAATTTCCTCACACCATTGGGTGATTATAGATTTGGGTACGATGAGGAGTGTGCGCTTTTTCTTATTCCCTAGGAGAGTAGAAATAAGCTGCACGGTCTTACCCAGACCCATTTCGTCACATAAGAATCCACCCTTGGGACCAGTTTCTTGATTTTCCATATTAAGCATCCACATCACCCCCTCCTTTTGGTATGGGGCAAATAGACGCCCATTTAGGGTCTTTGTCGCCAGTGCATACTGGTCGTCAATCATCCTCATAGGGGTCCTCGTCAGAAAGCGGCTCGATGTTACAGACAACTGGTTCAACTTCCTTTTTCACACGGGTTTTCTTCAACTTAGGTTTGGGAAGTTCATCAATGTGTTCTCTAAAATAGAGGACTTTGTCCCAAAATTCCCTCATAACTGGGAGATAAGTCGTCCACCACTCACGATCACGCTTCACGTTCACAACGTCGAATTCCTCGGGTTTGGGCCAATTTGTTTCAGCTGGTTTGTATTGAATAAAATCTGCCTCTTCTAAGTCTAAAATCTCCATACACAATTGAAGTTGGGGCATGTAGTGGATGGGGACTTCCCCAGGTATAATCTGTCTCATTGGGGGGCATTTAATCTCCACGAGTTTACCAGATTCGGATACACCATCGGGACTCCCACCGAGCCAAGAAAGTTCGGGGTGTGGGCATAAACCGAGTTCGTGTACAACCTCCCCATGTCGCTCTTCATATAAAATACGCGCTTCATCCTCATACTTCTCTCCGTGTCGTGTGGCTGCGTTACCCGTAAACTTTTCACCGAGACCACATTTTTTTAGTAGCAGATCGGCGGGTGTTTCATATTTATTCACACCGATGGCTGTAGCTGCATCACTCGCAGTCAACATATTACCACGGAGAGCGAGCCATTCTTCTGACTTCTGTGCGGCATATTCACGTTCTAGGAGAGCTTTGACGTTAGGATGCATCTTAATTATCTAAGGAACCATTCTTTTAAGTAGATGGGATGTGTCCATTTTTCTTCAAATATTCAATTCCTTGAAAAAAAAGTTGTGCACCAAGTTGTTCAGCTTGTTTTTTACTTTTTGCGATACCCCGACTCACAAAGTTATTGTCGATGTACACATCGATGAAGAAATTACCATCTTGATGGTTCGCCACCCGATATTCCGGGAGTTGGTGATTGTTAACCTGGCAATAACGCATCAGATGATCCTTGTAGTTGTCATCCACCATTATAGAATTCAAATCGATGAGTTCTGGATTGGTGTAAATCCGGAGGACAAACTCCTTCGCATGAAGGAGTCCTAGATCCATATAGATAGCCCCAATGATTGCCTCAAAAACATCTTCTAGAATTTTGGGGTTATTATTCCACCCATTTCGCATACCCTTCTCGTCCATGATGACCATAGTATTCAAATTGAGGGATTTTGCGATATTAGCTAGGGTTTCACCGCGAACGAGCTTTGTACGAGCTTTCGTGAGGAAACCTTCTTGGCGACTCTCGTATCGATCGAATAAAAATTTGGTAATTACGAATCCGAGGACGGAATCACCAATAAATTCAAGGGTTTCGAAGGATTCATTTAGATTTTCATATTCTTTTATGGCAGATTTGTGCGTAAAAGCCTTTTGGTACAAATCTAGATTTTTTATCTTTGTACCAACAAGTTTTTCAATTTGTTCTTTCGTTGGGAAAGACAACATTGTTATTATGAGTATGTTTTATTTTTTTAAGCCTTTACAGGTTCCTTCTTGATGTAGTGAGGAGACAGGTACTTCTGGAGGTTCAGGTAGGTCACCACAACCTCAGGGGGTGGGGCGAGGAGAGCACGGAGCGTGTCGTCAAGGACAATTTGGCGACCGTTCTCGGGGTGCTTGAGACCCTTCTCGAGGATGTACTTGTTGATAAACTTAGTCACCTCAGATCTGGAAATGAGATCACCTTCGGGAAGTACAAGGAATTCACGCAACTTAGGTGTGATTTCCTGCTTTCGGTTGAACCCGTTGTTCTCAGCACGCTTCTTAGCCTTTTCACCATCGGGATCCTCTTGGGTATTCTTGATCTTACGGATGAGCTTGGTGAGAGTCTTAACTTCGGCGCGGAGGGCGGTGATTTCGGTTTGAATGGTTTCAAAAGACATTATATCTTTTTTACAGCGTTAATCTTTAAGTCATAAAACACGAGAAAGAATAAGGTGATTATCGTAAAGAAACCAAACATATAATCACGGTTAAAAAACACACTTTTCTTGCGACTACTCGAGGGGCGCTTCAGGATCCTGAAGGGTTGCCTAGGTGGGGTACCTGGGGTTTGACCAGGGCATCCACCAGCACAACACGCACTCGGACACGGTGCGACATTGACACCCCGTCGCGCGCCACAGAATTGATTCTTCGTTGGGTTTCCCACACCTTTAAATGTGTAGCATCTACATTCGTCAATGACGCCACAGTCCATAATATTATATCACAATATAATAATGGATGAAAAGACTTACCCAAGGGAGACCATTGACAAATTTGTAAATGATAATGTTCTTTTCAAAGATCTGAAGCTCAAAAAGTATTTCGATCGGGATGAACCGAGGGACCTGAAAAAATTCAGGGATCGGATTCACAGTACATACCCTGGTAAAGACTTTGAAAAAATGATATATGTCTTTGTAACAGATTCCATTCGAGATATCATCCTCCAAACTGTTGGAGAACTGACTGACTTTCTACGTTCTTCGGGTGATCTCATCGTCAGTGGTGGTGAAGCCTTCAATATGTACGTAGATTTCAAAGATCGTATCGTCACGAGTGATATTGACGCGAAATTCGTCCCTCGCATGAAAACGGATGCCAAGTATTTTGGGAAACTCCAAGCATTAAAACTGTTGTTATGGAATAAACTTGGTCAGCTCTCACAGCGTTTAAATATACGCATCAGAAACCGTATATTGGAACAGAAGGGTAAACTCACAAAGTTTTTGGGTATAGGATTCAAAAACAAGGGACCGTTTGTAACTAGAAGATACACCCTCATCAAGAAGAAAAAGACGAGGGGTGACAATACCCCAGGGAAGGGTGACGTGTTCATAGACGTTGAGCTGTTTGCGTTAGATCTCAATCTCCGGTACTTGTCCCCAAAAACTGGTAAAATCCAAGATTTTACAATGGGTGGTATCCTCGACATCCCATTCATGCGCCCAAATGAGTTCGGATCAGATGTTTCCAGAACTAAAAAGAAGGGGGTTACTTACCGGAACGCCAAAACTGGTAAAATGGTCGTTAACAATAAGATTTTCGTTGCCAGTAAAGAGTTTTTAATTGAGGATGTCTATCTGATGCATAAACTCAAACTACGCCCAGAGAAGAAGGAGAAGGATAGGCAACGCTTGATTGTGTTGGGGAAGATGTTCAGTAAGAGTGTCAAACAAACCGATTCCATCGATGATATCTTCAAAAAGGTTCGAACTAAGATTAGTGCAAAACCTATGCCCCTCATTTCCCAGTACAGGAATGTCAATATTAAGGCGGCTTCGAGGGTAAACCCCCGTAATTACAGTCAGTTCACAACCGAGCCCATGAAAGAACGTCTATCCAAACAACTTGTGCATGGATTAAAAACAGTTGTTCCCAACACAAAGATAAGTAATAATTACGAAAAAACGTCAGGGAATCAACGTTTTGATCTAAAAACACAGAAATGGAAGACAGTTACCAATGCGTCGTACGTCAAAAATGAACAAACATTTAGACCTAAAGAGGCACAGAAGATTGCGAAAAATCTCAATGTCAAGAAAACGTTGTACGGTTACAGACCGAATAGGAACGATTGGGTTTCTAAAACGATTCTCAATAAATCATCGAATATACCATTTGTTGGGTTAAAGAAATGATACGCATCACATGTATAAATGCTGTACAGTCCCCCTACCAAAGGTGATGATGGTCTCTATTTTGTGAAGGCTCTCAATGATACCAAGCGCAAGTGTATGGTTCAACTCAACAAGGTCAAGGTTTCTGAAATTACAGGGGAAGTTGTATTTGACCTCGTATCTGAGGCTAATGCGGATAAGTTGAAGGTTGTGGATGCTGGAAATCTCATCGCCGCCCACGAGAATGCATCTTCGTGGTTTGGAAAGGCCCTCTCGGAGAAGGTTGTTGAGGGTGCTTACACCCCCACCATTTCTAACGATCAAATTACAGGAGACCGAATTGATGCTACTAAGGTTTTTAACTCAGCACAGGAAAATATCGATTTTGATACTGTGAAATTGGGTAAAACCTGTGACGTCATCCTCGAATTTTCCGGACTTTGGTTCGCGAAGAAGGCCTTTGGCTCTTCTTGGAATATTGTCCAGGTCAGGGTTCATGATGACCCAATTCTTGACACATACCCAGACGAATATGCATTTGTTGATGATGACGACCAATAAAAAAATTCTTATTAATATATAAAAGATGATCGCTAATATGCTCAAGCGCCACCAGTCTAAGTTGGTAACTCTCGTGGCCATTGCCGTAGTTATCTACTTACTCACCACTCTCAACTCTACATCCCAATATTCCATCAGCGAGCGTGAATATGTTGGCTTCGGTAGCGGTTCCGCGATCGGCCCTGCGGCGGCTGCCCCTGCGAGTGCCGGTATGCAGAAGGGTACCGGCCTCGCCTCGTCCCTCCTCCCCCGTGAGGTGGCGTCGGATGAGGATTTCGGTCAGTTTGCCCCAGAGGACATCCTCAAGGGACAAAACTTCCTTGAACCCCGTCAGCAAGTGGGTTTCCCCGAAACTATCGGTGGCAACCTCCGCAATGCCAACCAACAAATCCGCGCGGATCCCCCCAACCCCAAGGATCCCTTCGTGTGGAACAACTCTACCATTGTCCCCGATCTGATGCAGCGCAGTTTGTGCGCTTAAAGATTTGGTCATACTAGATTAATATACTATGGCTTCAGTTTCCAATGATCTCACTGGGAACGTCGCCAAACTCGTAGAACTTACCAAACAACTCTCTGAAGCGAAAGCTGATATCAAGATCCTCAACCAAGAAGAGAAGCGTCTCAAGGAAAATGTGAAAAAACACATGGTTGAGCAGGGCATTGATACCATTAACCTCAGGAAAGGAAAAATCAGTATTCGCAAGTCTGTGCGAAAGGCGGGTATGAGTAAGGATGCTGTGAAGGATGGGCTTCACACATTTTTTGGTGGCGACGAAGCCAAAGTTGAAGGGGCTTTGAACGCTATTAAGGACGGGCTTAAAACAAAAGAATCAACCTCTCTCTCGTTAACCGGTATAAAAGAAAAGCAACATAATGAAGATAAGTAAGAACTCACAATGGTTTGGAGCCAGTACGTTTACGAAGCGACCACTGGTTTTGATTCATACGTAAGTGATGAAGAAGAATTTAATGACGACACTCACCTGAATATTGAAGATTGGGAAATCACATACTCAGATGAACTCGGGACGATGTGGGATATGATCAGGACACTCCTACATGACGCACAAATTGAACACACAGGGGAATTTTGTGACTTTGTTGAATTTTGTTATTGGCAACACGACAGTAACCAGGGTCGTGTAACGTGGGAAGATGGGGAACAGACGAAATGGTATGAACAACGTGTTGCGCACATTTGGACCAGTCTCAGACGGGTTATTGACAATAATCATCTTCACGAAGAAATGATGCACGGCGCCACCTTTTACGACTTTATGGATTTTTCTAAAAATTATATGTGTATATATTAAATGTTACCAGATCTCACGACACAGAAAGTCGCCATCCCCGCGGCGCTTTTTTTGGCACTAAGCCCCGGTGTGCTATTAACCACCGATGGATCCAAAGTGTCTTTCATGAACCGCAAAACCGACAAAATGTCCGTCTTTTTCCACGGACTCGTATTCTTTCTAGTGTACAGCCTGATCGCCAAGGTCATGGGTCTCGTTCTCACAAAGACCGATCTCATTGTGACCACAGCCCTATTCATCGCCCTGAGCCCCGGTCTACTGCTTACCATCCCCCCCAAATCGGGAGGTCTTACCGGGTCTGGACAGATGAGTCTGGAAGCTGTATTGACCCACTCGGTAGTCTACGCCCTAGTGTTTGCGCTTTTACGTCGCCAATTTCCTCAGTTCTACTAAGTAAGAAGATGAAGTATCTCATTCTCGGGCCGGCCTCAATGGGGATCTTTTCTCTCATTGGTGCATTGAAGGCACGAGAATCTAAACTAGCAGATGTTCAGGAGATTTCCGGATCGTCAGCTGGTGCAATCATAGCTCTATTTTTAGCTAAGGGGATGTCTATCGATGAAATTCTTAATTTATCTTTATCAATTAATATTCCCAGTTTTGTTAAAATACGTATAGGCTCCTTTTTTAACAAATTTGGTTTTGTTGATATGGGGCCTATACGCAAAAAATTAGTAGATATATGTGGATCTGATCCAACCTTTGATGATTTGGAAATGAAAATATATGTTTCCGCATTTTGTATGAATAGCGGGGAAACAGTCTATTTCTCTAAAGATACACATCCAAATATGAAAGTCATCGATGCCGTGTGTATGAGTATGGCAGTCCCGTTTATTTTTGCTTGTGGGACGTACAATGGTGAAACGTACGTCGATGGTGGTACAAAGGAGCAATACCCACTCGTACCGTTTTTACAGAAAAAACCACACGAAGTATTTTGCATGAAAATTAAAATGGATCAAAGATACCAGGAAAAAATAGATAACCCTAGACAGTTTGTTGAGACTCTAATTAGATCAACCCTATCTAATCGTGTTGAAGATGTACACCCGATTGAGGTTTTAGAAATAAATGTAAAAAATACAAACATATTTGATTTCAATATGAGTTATGAAGAAAAAGTCAGATTATATAATTTAGGATATTTGACTATGTAATTACTTTTTTTTGTTAGTTTAAACTATATGAAAGACCCGTGCAGATCTAGCGCGAGTGTGAAAGTACTCCGGAACGTTGTTAAAATCAAGACCGGAAAAACGACTAAACTAACAAAAAATAAGATTTGTGAAGCGTATACCAATATCCAGGCAGGGAAGCTACCCCTACCCCCATTGGTCCTTACATCCGACAGGACGTACCTACTCGATAAGAACTCACCATTGAGTTCGAGTGATTACGACAAGTTATTCGACAAGTCATCTAGTCGAGTCATTTTGAAGAAAATTGCTGCCAAGATCAGTATCAAAAAGGTAGAAGCGTTGACTAAAAGTCAACTAGTAGACACCATATTGAAACGTCTCAAGTTTTTGGATATATCCGAACCTATTAAACTTGGTAAAAGGCAATCATCCCCAGTCACAGCAGTGAAGGCTCCCATAGCAGTGAAAGCTCCCGCAGCAGTGAAGGCTCCCATAGCAGTGAAGGCTCCCGCAGCAGTGCAGACCACAGCAGCGAAGATTTTATCCACAATTACAGGAAATGTAAACACGAAGGATACAAAAATAACTAAAAACAACGTTTCTGAACAGGGAAAAACTCTACTAGGTAACAGGAATTATGATTTACTCTTTGATCCCACCACAAAGCGCGATGAACTTGTCCGAATAGCGAAGAAAGTTGGTATAGTGGAGGTCGATACTATGACAAAGAAAGAGTTAATAGAGGCAACAACAAAACGTGTACGATTCATGAGTAACAGGGGTTTGACACCAAAGACTATGAAAACGGCTAACGTACCATTTTTCCCTAAGACTAATACTCGCCCCCCACCTATAACAACCCCTGCGTTTTTACAACAAAAAGCGAGTGTGGGTGGTGGACCCCCAACTGGTGGACCCCTAACTGGTGGACCCCCAACTGGTGGACCCCCAACTGGTGGTGTACCATCTTTCTTAAACGGACGTAGGGTAGTACCAACACCCCCACTCCCCCCGACGCCAGGTCCACCGCGACCCCCTAACGTGAAGCCAAACAATGTGAAGCCCGTCGTGCCTAACAGGTCAAACAACAAGGTACCTAACAACAAGGTACCTAACAACAAGGTGCC